TCAATTTATATTTGCCGAATGAGTTGTACTGATTCTTTGGCGCGTTCAGATTCTCCTGAATAGCTGCCAGTCTTGCGTAAAATTCTTTGCTCATATGATTGTTCTCAGAATGGACACGGCCCAAGGAAATAACGCTGATTTAATACTTCGACTCGGGACAAATTAAGGCATACCCGCATTCCTTCGCGGTCACCATTATGGCGATACCAGAGAGCTTTCTGCGTGTACATGCGCCTCTGTAACTTGCTCTCCTTCACTGTGGTTGCAAGTGACATGAATATCTCCTTCGTTACCGATTAATTCTTTCATCTGACGAATGAATTCTTCGTCTGACCAGTTATCTGTAAAACTCATTTCCTGCGATAACACGGAAGGTTGATAGCTGATTTCATCGCTTTATTTGCTTCAAGCCACATTTTTGAATCACCAATAAATCGGGCTATTACTGCCTTGTTCTGTGCAGCACGAAGCATCTGGTGATTGATGGCTATTTCATTGCGCATAATAAGACCTCAACTCTTTTCCATCCGTCACGTAATTTACGGGTGATTCGTTCAAGTAAAGATTCATTTAATTGGAAGGCACCCATGCGAGCGCCTCCCGCGATTGCGTAAATCATGGGTGGTTCCTTATGTTGGTTTTATTAGTAGGTTATTTTTGTTGCGAATAATTCGCCTTTTACGATGGCTGTTATGATATTTTTAGCAACATCTTCTGATGCGCCAACCTTGATAAGGTCAGCAAGTATTTTGTTATTTACTTCTTTCCGGTGAGCTTTATCCTTTGCTCTACGCTCTTCTTCGTCCTTGATTCTTTTTTCTTCTGCTATTCTGGCTTGCTCTTTTGCTTCAGCCTCGCGCAGGATTCGTTCTGCCTCCTCCTGTGCTTTACGGCGTTCTGCTTCAATTGCCGCATGCTTTTCTCTTTCAGCTCGTTCTGCTGCCTCTTTTGCTTCGCGCTGTGCTCGTTGCTCGGCTTCAATGCGTTCACGCTCTGCACGTTCCTCTGCGGCCTTAGCTTCTGCTTCTCGCCTTGCTGCTGCTTCAATTTCGGCTTTTGCCTTTGCTTCGGCTTCAGCTCTGGCTTTCTCTTCAGCTTCTCTTTTTAAGCGTTCTTCATGCTCTCGCTTTTCCTGCTCCGCTTTGAGTCTTGCCTCTTCTCTTTGGCGGTCAAATTCGCGATCCATCAAAATCGCTATTTCATGGTCAGACTCAATTTGCTTTGCGAGAGCTTCAGCTGCTGCCTTAGCTTCTTCTTCGGCTTTAATCCGCGCCTGTTCTTCCTCATAATCAGTAAGAGGCTGGCGCGCCTTGGCTTTCAGTTCATCAAGGCGATCGCGCACTGTCTTGCGGTTAGCATCAATTAGCTTTGGAATTTCCTTCAGTTCAGCAACAAGGTCTTTGCCAAGACCATCGAGATATGTTTTCGTCTGCGCAACTTTATACGCCAGATAAGCGATCTCCTTTCTGCCCTTTGCCGTTGTGATATCAGGCACAAAGGACATAACTTCACGTTCAACCTTTTGAAGAATTTCTTCAATCTGGTCGGCAGACTAAATTACAGTCATTGCATTTGCTTTTTCAATAACAACTAAATCTGTTACTTCACTCATATATCCTCCGTCAAAAAAATTGCCCTCACACTGGAGGGCAAAGAAGATTTCCAATAATCAGAACAAGTCGGCTCCTGTTTAGTTACGAGCGACATTGCTCCGTGTATTCACTCGTTGGAATGAATACACAGTGCAGTGTTTATTCGTATGCCTGTCTTTTAACCACATCAGGCTCGGTGGTTCTCGTGTACCCCTACAGCGAGAAAAATAGTAAAATCCTCTTACCCCTACAGTAAGAGAGTAATTTATATGGATGTGTTATCTGGTATAACTGCCGCGAAACAGGCTTATGATCTGCTGAAGACAATAAAAGAAACCAGAGACGATGCTGTTATCGCTAAAGCTATTGGTGATCTACACCAAAGAATAACTGACTTACAGATGCTTAATGCGGAGCTCTCTGGCCTTTATCAGGCCGAGAAGGAGATCGCAATGAAGCTTCGAGATGAAAATAGAAAAATCAAGATGTTTGTTGTGCAAGCTGAGAATTATGAACTTCATACAACTGAAGGTGGTTCTGTCGTGTATCGACCTAAGAGTCATTCCGATCCTTCTATTCAGCAGCATAACCTTTGTGCACATTGCTTCGGCGAACATAAAATATCGATACTTCAACCAAGCACGGTTACTATAAAATCTAATGGGTTCTTTGTGCATTCATGTCCTCGCTGTAAGAATGAATACCGGATGTATAGAGCGCCAGACCCTAAGCCTGTATATGTACCGCCGCTGACAAATTATTAATTTTATTCCTGAAATGGCCTCTTCACCCCCTTACTTTGTCAGGGGGATATCTCCTTCAGTTTTGACCATTCGCCTTAATACTTTCCTTAAGTCGATGTAAAGTTGAAGGTCTCCATTTGCTGCGGCATCAGCCATTTTTTGCCTGACAAGCAGTAATGTTTCATACGGCTCAATAAGAATATCGTCATGAGTAATTAGGTGAAGCGTTGCCGCATCAACTATTCCTAGAGCTGCGCCAAGTATCAAAAAATTCCCTGCTATTTTTGTCGCATGAGGAGATAAGCGTATTTAGCGCATACCTAATATTCTTTATAGCTGTTGTTAATGCTGCAATTTCTTCTATGGCGTCTTCTCCAATGAGCTTTTTAAGCTCATATTTTTCTTCCTGACCCATAATTACCTCGCCGTCAGTTGTTTTGATTTCCGGTAGCCTGCCGCGTAAATGGCTACGTTTGGCAGGCAAATACTTCCACTGCATTCATCTGCCTTCTTGCAGCGAAGGCTTCCGAGTGATGCTGCTTTATCTGCTCTGACGCAACCAGAGAGCTTTAGCGCAATTTTTCGTGCCAATCGCTGTTCTTGCATTGCCTGTTCACGTTGAGCCTGTCTGCGTGCTCTGCGGCGATTTCTGGCGTTATCGTCAGCCAGATATGTAATGACTACTGTCATGTTGACCTCCGATGATTGACTTTGGCGGTGACGCGCCGCGTGCTTATCTTCCGGTTGCCGTCTTGCAGCTGCACTTCACGTCACCCCAAAGCCAACTACTCTTTGGTTCCCGCATTTCGGCGGGACAATCCCATCAATGTTAAAGAGCCTGCCAATCTGTTCCGTTTGGCTTCCAGCGTCCTGCTGATGGCTTAAAGATAACTTAGGTTATAGGTGTGGTCAATAACCTAATTTATATTTTATGGTGAATAGGTTATAAGTGATGGATAACAAAGGTATTTTATTTTTGTAAATGTTGCTGATTGATTGGTGTTTGAGGGCTTGCGTGCGGGGTGAAGGTGTTACCTTTGGCTTGATGCTTGTCTATGATGAGGATGGTTGATTGGGTGGTGAACGGCAGGAAAAGAAAACCCGGCGCTGAGGCCGGGTGTTTTTAGTCTTTTCTTTTGCTTAGCATTTCGTCGATTTCTAAGTCAATACGATATTGATCTATTGCTTTTCTCTCGTTTGGGGTTGGTATTTTATACTGTTCAATTAGATCTGTTGTGTATTTTATTTCATCTAATGTGATTTTTATATCAGAGAGAATCTCTTTTATATCAATTATATGCTCTTCTTCTTTTGCACGATTAGAGCTATGTTCAATCATTTGAGATAGCTTTTTACTAATGCTTAGCAAAACAAAAAGAATGATGACCAAAACAACAACAAAAACTATCAGAAATTCCATTATCCCTCCGCACTTCCGTAAGTCTTCTTCTGATTATCGGTTACCAACTATGAGACGACCAGAATACTCTGCCAATAATCCTTACGGTTTCATGAAATTCATCTCTATCCATTACTTCATCCGGGTACTCTTCGCGATTTATTGATCTGATTATCACCGATGTAGGGGTGGCGATTAATGTTTTTACTCGTAACAAATCAGACTGGCAAATAGCGTAGGTTTTACCATCTCTGATTGTGGTATCTTGCGTGTTAACACCAACAACATCGCCATCGTGAAGCGTTGGTTCCATGCTTTGCCCTACAACCCTAACTAGCTTGGCTGATCTTTCAGATACTCCCATCTTTTTCAGATAGTGCTTTCTGAAAACCAAAGAGAACTCCGATGATTCCTCTAGCTCGCAGCTACCGCTTCCAGCTGAAAGCGAAACGTTAAGAAGAGGCAACGCAACAAACTCGTCATCGTTTCTTTTAATGTCTTCCCATACCACAGCTTTTAAAGATGAATCACGGACATTGGATGGTTCTTCATGTGCACCATCCCTCATTTCACCAATACCAGAACTAAGCCATTCAGGGCGCACTTTTAAAGCATTGGCTAATTCAACCATCTTGCGAGATCCGTTTGTTTTACCGGACGACATCTTCTGTATGGCTGGCTGAGATATTCCAACCATGTCAGCAAGCTGTGATTGTGATACCCCTGCTGAGCTCATGGCTGCATTTAGTCTTTCTGCGAATGTTTTCATACCCACAAATCTATAACTACGGTTATCCAAAGTAAAATAACAAAGGTTATTGCTATTTTTTATAACTTGAGTTATCTTTGGTTATAAGTAATGACCACAAGAGGTATGCTCATGAATTTAGTAATTCAACGAGCCTTGAAAATTGTCGGTAGCCAAAAGCGCCTTGCCGACAAGTGTGGTGTAACGCAGCCAGCAGTACACAAATGGCTGAAAGGCGGGTTGGTCTCTCCAGAGAAAGTTACCGCCATCGTTAACGCCACTGGAGGGCAGATCAAGGCTTACGAAATTCGCCCCGATTTGCCACACCTGTTTCCAAAACCGAATCAGGCAGCATAAGTAACACCGCTCTTTAACAGTCATGGTCCTCATTCCCGCCGAAATGCGGGAATACAACGCGCATAAGTTGATGCGCATAACTTCTTATTTGTTAAGGAAATACTTACATATGGAACTTACAAGTACTCGCAAGAAAGCGAATGCAATTACAAGCAACATCCTGAATCGAATTGCTGTACGTGGTCAGCGAAAGGTTGCTGATGCATTAGGGATCAATGAATCGCAAATTTCGCGATGGAAAGACAGCTTTATCCCAAAGATGGCCATGCTTCTGGCTGTGCTGGAGTGGGGTGTTGAAGACGAGGAATTAGCGGAGCTGGCAAAGAAAGTAGCCATGGTGCTGACAAAAGAAAAGCCTCAAGACTGCGGCAACAGTTTTGAGGCCTGATTGTAGAAAGACTGTATCAATCCACAGGAGTAATTATGACAAAACGTCGTAAGAAATACCAGGAAAAAGAAGAGATTCGACACCCTGATTCACCTGAGGGATTAGTGGTAGCCGCAGCAAATAACAGGGCGTTCGCAGAGCGCCTTGTTGGTGTTTACAGACTAGCCAAAGCAGGAGTGAAACATGGGCGTCGTTAAGTTAGCTGATTACAGGCCTCAACTGGAGGTCGTGGAGCATCGCGTGGCAGATACCGAAGATGGTTTCATGCGCGTTGCTAACGAGATTATCGACAGTCTGCTGATGGCTGATTTAACCGTCCGGCAGATGAAGGTGATGCTCGCTATCATGCGCAAGACATACGGATTCAATAAGCCGATGGATCGACTCACAAACACGCAGATAGCAGCCATGACAGGTATTCATCACACTCATGTTTGCGCTGCCAAGCGCCAGCTTATTGAGCGTAAATTCCTCATTGCTGATGGCGTGAAAATCGGAGTGAACAAGGTGGTTTCTCAGTGGATTAGCCAGGACAGCTTAACATTAGCTAAAACAGCTAATAAAACATTAGCCGAGTCGGCTAATGGGTATAAGCCAAGTCAGCTAAACACAAAAGACAATATACAAAAGACAATAAATACAAATACCCCCTTACCCCCTAACGGGGGCGGCGATGGGCAGGTTAAACCTGAACGTCGCAAGGCAGAACGAATCGACTACGAATCCTTCCTGAACGCCTACAACACCGAAGTCGGTGACAGACTTCCACACGCTGTTGCGGTCAACGAGAAACGAAAACGCCGCCTGAAGAAAATCATCCCGCAACTGAAAACGCCAAACGTGGACGGTTTCAGAGCGTATGTCAGGGCGTTTGTGCATCAGGCCAAGCCGTTTTACTTCGGAGACAACGACACGGGCTGGACGGCAGATTTTGATTACCTGCTGAGGGAAGACTCGTTAACGGGAGTTCGGGAAGGGAAGTTTGCAGACAGGGGGATTGCATGAGACAGGATATCGAAGCGAGCGTTATCGGTGGCTTGCTGATTGGTGGATTAACACCAACCGCCAGCGACGTTCTGGCAACGCTGGAGCCGGAAGCGTTTTCAATTCCGCTCTACCGGAAAGCCTTCGAAGTTATCCGTAAGCAGGCGAGAAACAGAAACCTAATCGACGCGCTGATGGTTGCCGAGGCGTGCGGAGAGGAGCATTTCACGTCAATCCTGATGACCAGCAAAAACTGCCCGAGTGCCGCAAACCTGAAGGGATATGCCGGAATGGTCGCGGATAACTATCACCGCCGTCTGGTGCTGGAAATCATGGACGAAATGCGTGAACCAATTCAGAGCGGAACCATCGATACATCGAGTCAGGCGATGGACGAGCTTGTAAAGCGTCTCTCAGCCATCAGAAAGCCCCGTGACGAGGTTAAACCTGTACGGTTAGGGGAAATCATCACTGACTACACTGACACGCTTGACAGGCGTCTGAGGAACGGAGAAGAGTCAGATACCCTGAAGACCGGAATCGAAGAACTTGACGCCATCACCGGAGGGATGAACGCGGAAGACCTGGTGATTATCGCCGCTCGTCCTGGTATGGGGAAAACCGAACTGGCGCTGAAGATTGCCGAAGGTGTTGCAAGCCGCGTTATTCCTGGTTCTGACGTCCGGCGCGGAGTGTTGATTTTCTCGATGGAAATGAGCGCATTGCAGATTGCAGAGCGGAGCATTGCCAACGCCGGGAGGATGTCGGTTAGCGTACTGCGAAATCCTGCATCGATGGATGACGAAGGCTGGGCGCGTGTTGCTAACGGCATGAGTCAGCTTGCAGATTTGGATGTATGGGTAGTCGATGCCTCGCGGTTATCGGTAGAAGAAATTCGCTCAATCGCAGAGCGGAACAAACAGGAAAATCCAAACCTGTCACTCATCATGGCGGATTATCTTGGCCTGATTGAGAAGCCGAAAGCAGACCGCAACGACCTCGCAATTGCTCACATCTCAGGAAGCCTGAAGGCGATGGCGAAAGACCTGAAAACGCCTGTTATCTCCCTAAGTCAGCTTTCGCGCGATGTTGAGAAGCGACCAAACAAACGCCCGACAAACGCAGATTTGCGTGATTCAGGAAGCATTGAGCAGGACGCAGACTCAATCATCATGCTCTATCGGGAAGCGGTATATGACGAGAACAGTAGCGCCGCACCATTTGCTGAAATCATTGTGACGAAAAACCGGTTTGGCCCACTTGGTACGGTTTACCAGCGGTTCTGTAACGGACACTTTGTTGCATGTGACCAGGATGAAGCCAGACAGATTTGCACAGCATCAAATGCACCTGCTTCGCGTGGCAGACGATATGCACAAGGGGCTGACGTATGACCATCTACATCACTGAGCTAATAACAGGCCTGCTGGTAATCGCAGGCCTTTTTATTTGGGGGAGAGGGAATTGGAGGCTTTAAGAAATGAGTACGATAGCTGAGCTTGTCAGGGCTAATTTTCGTGAAGAGTTGGTGCGTTGGTATCGGTATCGTTCATCGTCCAGTTTGCCGATTGATGAGTTGTATGAGCATTCACCTGCTGCACGACGCTATCCGCGTGACCGTGTCCTTCGACGGTTGTTCAAACTCAACAATGAGTTTCAGCGCAACAGAATAATCCGGAGTCTGGATTTAAAGTGAAGGAGTGAGCATGAGTCGAAGAAGTAGCTTTTTGGGGTTTGTAATATTCCTGTCCTGCACTGGTTACATCGTAATCTGGTCAATTTCGAACATTGACCGTGGCGGGGAATATCTCATTGTAATGTTCTTTCCTTTGTTTCTTGGGTGGTACGCCGCAAGGTTGCTGGAAGAATGGGGTTACAGGCATAAAAAATAAAGGAGTGTTCAGTGAAGCAAACCCTTTTTTATTGGATTAAGAGCGAGGGGTAAGTACCGATGGTAAATGCATTTATTTGTAGTTTATTTCTTGTCGCGATTTTTCATGGATTCCTTCTGATGATGAGTTTTGTTCTCTGGAATAATGGATATCGCATATTGGGAGTAGGTTTTGTTTTACGGTTTTCAGTTGTCTGCGCGTTGCTACCGATAATTATGGCGACTATCAAATATTATTGGTAACCCAAAAAATCATCGATGGAGAGTGAT